AAAGATATGCTTATGACTGCTAAAGATAGAATGGGTATTGACGCTTTTTCTATGCCTCCAGAGCAATTACCTGAGAGCGACGAAGAGAAGGAGTTACATATGAATTTAAAATATAAGCCTTCTATTGAAATATCTGAGGAGTTAGCCTTGCAGTCAATATTTAATGAAAATAGATATGATGACACCACTAAAGAGAGAATGGGGTTAGATTCTGTTGATTTAGGAATGGTTGCTGCTAAACATAGGTTTGACCATAAAGATGGTATAAAATTAGAGTACGTTGACCCTGCTGATTTAATTTGGAGTTATACAGAAGACCCTTATTTCCAGGATGTATTCTATTGGGGAGAGTTTAAGAACACTAATATATCTGAAGTGTTTAAGGAGTTTCCTGAATTAGATAAAGCTCAGAGAGAAGAAATACAAAGTATCGCTGGCTCTTGGAATGATTATTATTCTTTAGATTCTAATTATAATAATGATAATTTAGATGGTAAAGTAGGTTTGCTTTATTTTGATTATCAGACAACTAGAGATAGAATATTTAAAAAGAAAAAAACAAAAAAAGGAGGTTCTAAAGCAATAGAGAGAGAAGATGATTTTACTTATAATGGTGGTGAGGATGTTGACTTTAAGAAGCTTACTAAAACTGATATAATTTGGTTTGAAGGAGTTATTGTGTTAGGTACTAATATTATATTGAAGTGGGAGTTATGTAAGAATATGGTTAAAGAAGATTCTAATTTAACAGGTTCTCAATTAGCAACTAAATCAAACTATGTTGCTTGCGCTCCTAAGCTATATAAAGGATATATAGATAGTTTAGTTAGTAAAATGATTCCTATTGCTGATGATGTTCAAATTTCATGGATGAAACTACAACAGATAAAACAAAGATTAGTTCCTGACGGTCAATATTTAGATGTTGATGGTTTGGCAGGGATAAATCTCGGTAACGGACAAAACTACACTGTAACAGATGCTTTAAATATGTATTTTCAAACAGGTACAGTTATAGGGAGAAGTTCTACTGTAGGAGGGGAATTTAATCACGCTAAAGTTCCTATTCAAGAAATTAGACACTCTTCTGGTCAAGATAAAATTAACTCTATATGGTTTTCTATTCAAAAATCATTAGATATGATTGCTAATATAACAGGTATAAATCAAGCTGTAGATGCATCTAACCCAGATAAAGATAGTTTAGTTGGTATTCAAAAATTAGCTGCTTATAATTCAAATGTAGCAACAAGACACGTTTTAAGGTCTGTTATGTATGTAACTAAAGAGTTAGCAAGATGCGCTTCTACTAGGTTATCTGATGTATTAAAGTATTCTGAACTTAAAGATGACTTTATAAGAAAGATAGGTAGAACTGCTGTAACTAATCTAGAAGAGATAGCTAAGTTACATTTATTTGATTTTGCTATTGATATTGAATTGCATCCTGATGAAGAAGAGAGAGCTAAATTGGAGGCTGATATTTCTTTAGAGATTCAACAAGGTAATTTAGGTGTTGAAGATAAGTATGAGATATTAGCTATAAAGAACATTAAGTTAGCCTCTAGTTATCTTGCTATAAAGAAGAAGAAAGTAATGAAAGAGAAGCAAGAACAAAAGATGCAAGAAATAGAAGCTCAGAAGCAAGCTAATATTGAAAGTTCAAATGCAGCATCTCAAGCTCAAATGCAGACTAAACAGATGGAGGGTCAAATTAAGTCGCAAATAGAGCAATCTAAGATTCAAGGTGAAATAGCTAAATTGCAAGAAGAAGCTAGACTTAAAGAGCATCTTATGGCTGTAGAATTTGATTATAACATGAAGTTAAAAGGAATAGAAGTTCAAGGTCAAAAAGATAAAGAAAAAGAAAAAGAAGATAGAAAAGACGAGAGAACGAAAATACAAGCATCTCAACAAAGTAAAATGATAGAGCAAAGAAATCAAGATGGAAGTGCTATAGAGTTTGAAAGTAATAATGATAGCTTAGATAGGTTTAGTTTAGGTAGTTTCGACCCTAGATAAATGTAATCTATTATTTCGTAATTTTGCATTGAATATATTTATAATTTTAATACAGTTGAAAAAATGAAGTTTACTTTACTAGATGGTAGTGAGGATAATGTAGAACAAAATCCAACCAACCAAGAAGAGAGTCAAGAGACTCAAGACGTTCATAATGATAATGAAGAAAATAATTCTGAGGAAAACCAAGAAGAATTAGAGGAAATTGAAGAGGTTGTTGATGGTAATGAATCTGAAGAAGAGTATGAGTATATAGATATTGACTCTGATGAAGATTTAATTAACTATGTGAAAGATAATCCTGAAATATTAAATCAACTTTCCCTTAAAGAGCAAAAAGAATTACCTGAAGACGTTAAGCGTTATTTAGAGTTTAAAGAAGAGACAAATGGTCGTTCTTATTCTGACTTCTTGCAATACCAACAAGATTTTTCTGAAATGGATTCTGAAGAAAAAGTTAAAAGGTATATTGCTGAAAATAATCCTACTTTTTCAAAAGAAGATGTAGAGGATGAATATAAAGAAAGATTTAGTTTTGATGAGGATTTAGATGATGAATCTGATATTAAAAAGAAGCAAAGAGAATTAAAGAAAATATCTGCTAGTGCTGATAAATATTTTGATGAAGCAAAAGAAAAGTGGGGTAAGCCATTAGGGTCTGATGAGACTAATATCCCTAAAGAGTATGTTGAATCAAAGAAAGCTTGGGATGAGTTCCAACAACAACAATCAGAAGTAGAAGAGGTTAATAAAGATAAGTCTAATTATTTTATGACTATGACTGAAGATATGTTTCACAATGAGTTCAAAGGTTTTGAATTTAAAGTAGGTGATGACGTTATTCAGCATGATGTAAATAATGTAGATGAAGTTTTAAAATCTCAAACCGACCTTAATTCATTTTTCAATAAATTCCTAGATTCAGATGGATATATTGAAGATGTAGAAGGTTATCACAAGGCAATCTATGTTCTACAGAATTATGAGTCAATCTTAGAAAATGTGTATAATAGTGCTATAGCTAATCACATTGAAAAAGATGCAGAGACTTCTAAGAATATAGACATGGGTAGGTCTAGAAAGTCTCCTGAGACTATAAAATCAGGACTTAAAATGAAAATTATAAATTAAAAAAACTTTTTAGAAAATGGCATTAAATGCAGTTCCAGGAGTAAAATTAACTCCTACAGCAACAAAAGAAGTTTTGTCTACTAATTACTTAGAGGCAGGTGACTTCGATTTTACTAACCAGTACTTACCAGAGTTATACGACAAAGAGTTTGCTCGTTACGGTCAACAATCTATTAAAGGATTCCTTGAAAGAATGGGTCAGGAGGTTTCTATGCAATCTGACTTAATCAAGTGGTCTGAAGAAGGTCGTTTAAGACCAGTAGGTGAGGGTGTTACTAGAGCAGCTAACGTATTTACTTTAGCAGGACATACTTTCCGTAATAACGATACAGTTATTATTGGAGATGCTACTGCAATTGAAAAAGGTATTGTTACAGCTAATGACGCTACTACTTTCACTGTAGCTCCAGCTAATGCAGCAGGATGGACTATTGGTACAACTGGTTTAAAATTATTTACTTACTCTAATGAGTATGGAAAAGGTACTAACGGAAGAGATGAATCTTTAGAAGCTCAACCAGACATCTTCGAGAACAACCCAATCATCATTAAAGACAAGGATACTGTTAACGGTTCTGATATGGCTCAAATCGGATGGATTCAAGTTGAAGGTGAAAATGGAATGGGGTATTTATGGTATTTAAAATCTCGTTCTCAAACTCGTATGCGTTTTGATGATTATATCGAAATGGGTATGGTTGAAGGTGTTTCTTTTGAAGCTGGTTCAGATGCTAAGACTGCTGGATACAATGGTACAGAAGGTTTCTTTGAAGCTGTTGAGCAAGGAAATATTTTCGATGGTGAGATTACTACTTTAGATGATATTGATGAAGTATTAGACCGTTTAAATAAGCAGGGAGCTATCTCTGAGTATATGATGTATAACAAATTTTCTCAAGATAGAGCAATTGATAAGTTATTAGCTTCTCAAAACTCTTACGGAGCTGGAGGTACTTCTTACGGAGCTTTCAATAACGATGAGAAGATGGCGTTAAACTTAGGATTCTACGGATTCAAAGTAGCAGGTTACGAAATCTACAAGAATCAATGGAAATATTTAGATGACCCAACTGCTAGAGGTTTATTTGAAGGTTTAGCTACTGTAAACGGAGTTTTATGTCCTTCAGGAACTAAGACTGTTTATGATAATGTATTAGGAAGTAGAGCTACTTTACCTTTCTTACACGTTAAATATCGTAAGTCAGCTACAGAAGACAGACGTTATAAAGTATGGCAAACAGGTTCAGCAGGTGGAGCTAACACTTCTGACTTAGATGCTAACGAGTTACAATTGTTAACTGAGCGTGCTTTATGTACTATGGGAAGAAACAACTTCGTAATGATAAAAGGATAGGTAAAATCCTATAATAAGTATATTAAAGAGGGTTTTTTACGACCCTCTTTTTTGTATCTTTGCATTAATAATTAAATTTAAATTAAAATGAAAACAGAATCAATTGACAGGTTATTTATCCTGAAAAAAGACAATCCTCCTTTACAATACATTTTAAGGAATCGTCACAAGAAAAACTCACCATTACTTTACTACGACAAAGAAAACAATAAACAACGTGCTTTACGTTATGCTACTAATCATAGTTCTCCTTTCCAAGATGAGCAAGATGGAGAAGTTGTTTTAGGTAGTATTGTTTTTAAGAATGGTAAATTGGAAGTTTCAGCTTCAGAGCCAACATTACAAGAGTTTCTTATGATTCATCCATTAAGAAACATTACTTTTGAGTTGTTTGAGCCAGAGAAGCAAGCAGAAAGAGAATTAGATGCTTTAGAAATAGAAGCAGAAGCTATTGCAAAAGTATTTGAAATGGAGGCTGATGAATTGGAGAGTATCGCTTTAGCTATCCCTAGTATTGGAGAAAAAGCACTAACAGAAAAAACATCTGTTGTTAAGAGGGATGTTATGATTTTTGCTAAAACAGAACCTAAAGCATTCTTGTCTTTATTATCTGATGATTTAACAGCTTTAAAAGGATTAGGTATTAGAGCTGTAGATGCAGGATTATTAAGTATTAAGAACGAAGCGTTTTACAATAATGATACAATAATTTGTAAAATTCCTTTTGATGAAACAGATTCATATAGAACATTAGCTAGATATATGAAAACTAAGAATGGTCAAAAGCTTCAAGAGTTTTTAAATAGTAAATTAAAATAATTTTTTGTATATTTACATTGGATTAGAGTGTAAGTAACTTCCATGTTATTTAGTTAAGCCTTTAGACTGCAATCTAGAGGCTTTTTTTGTACACTAATATCACCCCTATTTTTTGATTATCTTTGCATATACATTAATTTTTCCATAATATTATGATAAATAACGTAAGAAATACGGTGTTATTCATGCTTAACAAAGAGAATAGAGGGTATATATCTCCCTCTGAGTTCAATCAATTTGCAGACTTAGCACAGATGAATATATTTGAAGATGATTTTCATGCGTACTCAAAAGCTATAGTTAAAGAAAATTCTAGATTATATAATAGTGACTACTCTAATTTACCTAGACATTTAAGGGAGAGATTAGATGTTTTTTCTAGTACAACTAATTTATCTTATAACTCTTTAGAAGAAGAATGGAGTACTTCAGAGGGTGATTTTTACAGATTATTAAACATTACATATCAAGGTAACGATGTAGAAGAGGTTTCTAAATTAGAGATTAATAGAGTGTTAAAAAACAATCTTATAGCTCCATCTAAAGAATACCCTATTTATATAAAGATTGGTGATAAGTTTAAGATATACCCAGATGTATCTGATGATACAGTAGAAGCTTTGTATATTAGAAGACCTAAATCTCCTAAATGGACTTATACAGATGTAGCAGGGAATCCATTATTCAATCCATCTGCATTGGATTATCAAGACTTTGAGTTACACCCTTCTTGTGAGATGGAATTAATAATTAAGATACTTTCTTATTGTGGAATAAGTATTAGAGAAGACGAGGTTGTTCAAGCAACTCAGAATCTAGATACAATGGAAAAACAGAATCAAGGACTTTAAAATATATATAAATGAGTAATATTATTAATCCACCTATAGATTACTATGATAACGAGAGTAATTGGGGAAATTATCAATATATATCTTTATCTGATTTAGTAAATAACTTTATAACAAACCAAGTAGGTAATGATAAGTTATTGAACAATATAAAGAGGTATAATGTGATATATCATATGAAAAGAGGTATTCAAGAATTTACTTTTGATGCTTTAAAAGAGATTAAGACACTAGAGTTGGAGCTTAATGATAATTTACAGATACCACTACCGCATGATTATGTGTCTTATGTAAGAATATCTTGGGTAGATAAAAATGGTAAATTACATCCAATGTCTACTAATCCTAACTCTAAGTTATCTAAGGCTTATTTGCAAGATAATGAGTATAACATTCTATTTGATGAAGATGGGTATCCATTAGAAGCTAATGAAAGTGAAATGCAGAAGAATTACAGAAATTATGATTTTATTGGAAATATAGATAATGATTGTAATGATGAGTGTGGAATATATACTAACTCTGATTTTAGATATGGAGCAGACCCAACAAGAAATGGAAATGGATATTTTACTATAGATAAAAGGAAGGGAGTAGTTGCGTTTAGTTCTAATGTTGGTGGTGAGTTAATAGTTTTAGAATATGTATCTGATGGATTAGAATACGAATCAGACCAAGTAATGATACATAAATTTGCTGAGAAGGCTTTATACGACTATGTAAAACTAGAGTTATTAAGAAATAAGTATGGTGTGCAAGAGTACATTATAAATAGAACAAAGAGAGATTACGATACGTCTTTTAGAAATGCTAATATTAGACTTCAAGAAATAAGACTTAATGAACTTATGTTTCATATTAGGGGTCGTAAAAAATGGATAAAGTAGTATGAAAATACAAAATAACTTTTTAAAATCAACAGTAAATAAGGATTATGATGAAAGGCTAACTCCTAACGGACAGTTGGTTGATGCTCAGAATTTCTTTGTTAGTTCTGAGGATGGTTCTGGAGCTGGAGTTGGTAAGAATGTTTTAGGTAATGTTCAAAAAACAACACTAGGTATTGTTGGAGGAGAGACTATTGGTAGTATTGCTGATGGCTCTAGAGATAGGATATTTTATTTTCATAAGGGGGATAACTTTGATTATGTAATAGAGTATGTTTTACCTACAGATACAGCAACAATTGTACTACAAAGTACTTCTGGTGGTATTCTTAACTTTAATTTAAATAATAGAATAACTCATATAGATATATTCGAGAGTGATGAAGATTCTTATTTATTATCATGGACTGACGGCTTAAACCCTCCTAGAGTAATAAATATAGATAGAGCTAAAACTTATGGTGTAGATGGGTTTACAAGTGCTGAAATATCTGTAATAAAAGCTCCACCATTAATTAATTTAGTTTCAACTCCTAAACAAACTACGCAACCTACTGGTAGTAACTTTATGGAGGATAGGTTTCTATCTTTTGCTTATAGATATAAGTATAATGATGGTTATTTTTCAGCAATATCTTCTTTTACTGAACCTATATTTGTTCCAAGTAATTTTGAACTTGACAGAAATACTGGTGACAATAATGGCATGATTAACTCTGCTAATGCTGTTGATTTAGAATTTAATGTTGGAAGTAGAGATGTTATTGGTGTAGATTTATTATTCAAAGAAACAAATTCATCTACAGTTTATGTTATAGAGAAGTTTAATAAAAGTGATGAAGGGTGGGCTGATAATTCATCTCAAACTTTTGAGTTTAATAATAGTAAGATATATTTGCCATTACCTGAGAGTCAGTACTTTAGAAACTTTGATAACGTACCATTGACAGCTAATGCACAGGCTAAAACAGGAAATAGACTTACTTATGGTGACTATGTAGAAGGTAGAGATATTGATGAAGCTATGGATTTCTCTGTTACTTTTGAAGGCGAAGATGTAGCTTCTTTAACATATGACACAACAATAGAGAACGGTAACTACACACCTAGAACATTCTCTAATATTATAGATTGGGAGAGTAAGACGATAAATAGTGGTACAGATAATACTAATTTAGATTTAGCTACTAATGTTATGACAATGACGATGGCTATAAACTCTACATTAGATTTTACTATAGATGTAACGCTTAATTCTACTGACCCTTCTGATACAGCTAAAGTTATTATAACTGATTTTGGTTCTCAGATTGCATCTAGTTCTGTTTTTGATACAAGTATATCTTTTGCTTATCAAATAGATAATACATCAGGAGGAGCAACTAAAGATGTAGAACTTAGGTTTTATGTGCAAAAAGAAAGTGGTGATGTGATTTATGATTGCACTATGAATGTAGATTATCAGATTGCTGCTGTCACTGATTATGATTTTGATTATGATGCTGAATACCAAGAGTCTTACTTATTAAATGGAACTCCAGCATTATCAGGTAACATAATGAACAAAGGTCAGTTTGATGTTGATTTTACAGATTTTGACTTTAGTGAAGGTAATTTCTTGTTTATAGACTACGAAGCTCGTTCTAATTTAAATGAAGATGCTTCTAATATATTTGCAGGATTATTTTACATCATTCCAGAAGATTATACTGATTTAACAGATTTTTTCACTAATTCTGACTTTCAGGACTTTATGGAAAATGAAAGTAGGACAGATGGTCATTCTAAATATTTTAGAGATAATTATATAGGAGCAAATGGTACTGTCGATGAATTTCAAGGTTTTAGAGTTAGTCAAGTAGGTAATACATTAAAATTCTTGTTGCCATACACTAGATTTGAAGTTACTGATGCTTTGGGTACTTATGATGTGGAGGAGCTTTATAGACTTATTATAGCTGAAGCATATGCATCTTTTCCTGGGGCTTTCTCTAGTATGCATAGTAATAGAGATTATGAAGTTGCTATGATTTATATGGATGAGCAAGGTAGGAAAACAACAGCTCTAACAAGTAAAAATAATACCGTTTACATACCTAATAGTAATAGTATTACTCAGAATAAATTAAAAGTAACGGTAAATCACAATCCTCCTGATTGGGCTAGTAAATATAAGTTTGCTATAAAACAAACGAAAGGTAATTATGAGACTGTTTATGGAACAGTATTTTATGTAGATGGAAGTTTTATATGGTTTAAAATTATAGGAGGTATTAAGAATAAAATAAACGAAGGAGATTCTTTAATAGTTAAGAGAGATTCTGATGGAGTTGTAGAAGGAGATAATGTTGTTATAACAAAAGTTTTAGCTGTAGAAGATAAACCTAGTGACTTTATTGATGGTAATAATGACGAATCAGGTACACCTATTACAGAAGAAGAAGGAACATACGTTAAGATTTTACCTAGAGACTTTACAGTTAATTACGACCCTGAGTCTTTTATAAATACCAGAGATATTAGTGCTACTAGCACAGATAGACCTTTCTCTGAAGTTGGTATATCAGTTTGGGAGGTTGATACAACTGGTACTGCTTATGTTCCCCCATCTGTTCCTGATGAGATAGTTAAGTTTGACCCAATAACAGGTGTTTACACTGTCAAAAGAGCTTTAGTTACAAAAGGATTATCTACTTACGATAAAGAAAATGATACTATAGTTCACACTGAAATACCTAGTGGCTCTTCTGTTAGGTTATTATTAAGGTCTGTTAGGCAGAATAGATTGGCTGCTGTGCATGAAAAAGTGTATTATGCTAGTACAGATTATGATAATTTTGAAGATTTCTTCAATGTAGAGATACAGCCAAATATACCTTTAGATACTAATGTGGTAGGAGAAGAATATTCTAATGTATCTATAGTAAGGGGGTACGCTTATTATAGAGACACAATTGATGATTTCGTTTACCCTGAAGGAAATAGAGATTTTGTAGAAGACCCAACTGGTTATATATTCCTTAAAGCCGAAGGTGTTTATGCTGGTAATGGTAGTGTTGGTGGTAGGAAAGGTAGGTTATCTGCTTTTGTTGATGTTAGAATATCTAATAATTTCTTAGTATTTGAGACAGAACCAGAGGAGCAAATTGAGTCGCCTTTTTATGAAACTCCTGAGACTTATAGTATTAGTGGAGGAACTCATGAATTTACAGACCATCTACTAAGTAAGGCTTATAATTGTTTTTCTTTTGGTAATGGAGTTGAAAGTTATCAAGTTAGAGATAGGTTTAATGAGAAGAATGTTACATTAAACGCAATACCAACTAGTGTTAGTGAAGATGAGTATAAACAAATTAATAGGTATGCTGATTTAACTTATAGTGGTATTTATCAGCCAAGTACTAATGTAAACTCATTAAACGAATTTAATCTATCTCAAGCCAACTTCAAGGATGATATTGAGAAGAGGTATGGTAAAATAATAAAACTATTTCCAACTGAAACTGATTTATTAGTTATACAGGAAGATAAATGGAGTAAAGTGTTATATGGTAAAGATTTGTTATATAATACAGATGCTACAACTAACTTATCTAGGATTGCTGAAGTATTAGGTCAACAAGTAATGTATGGTGGTGAATATGGTATATCAACTCACCCTGAGTCTTTTGATAAATACTCTTTTAATTCTTATGCTACAGATGTAAATAGAGGTGTAGTAATGAGGCTTAATAATTCTAATGGACTATCTGAAATATCTCAATTCAATATGGTTGATTATTTTAAAGAGTTATTTAGAAATAACACTATAGATAACATTATAGGGGAGTATGATGCTTTTTATGATGTATATATATTAAATATAAAATATACAACCCCATCACTAGACAGTGAATATGTTACTTGGTTGTTTAGTGATAAAGATAAAGGTTTCTTAACAACCACTACATTTAATCCTGATGATATGGTTAGATTGAATAATGAATTTATATCATTTAAAAACGGAGATGTTTATTTACATAACAGAGGGGCATATAATACTTTTTATGGAGTTAGAGAGCCTAGTAAGTTTTCATTCAATTTTAGTCAAGAGCCTAGTATGAGAAAGCTGTTTAGAAATATATCTATAGAGGGTATTGATTCATGGGATATAGATTTAAAGACAGACTTACAAAACGGATTCATTAATAAGATTGATTTTGATAAGAAAGAAGGGGTGTGGTATGCTTATGTAAGAGGTGAAGAAAATGCAGTAGACCTATCAACTTTATCTATGCAAGGAGTTGGTCAGATAAGTGAAATCAATGGTAATATACTTAGTTTCACTAGTGATGTTCCTAATATAGTTAGTGTTGGGGATAAAATCTATAATACGTCTATAACAGAAATTGGAACTATTACAGATAAAACTAATTCAACTATTACAATGGATACTGTAGTGGGATTAAGTGTTAATGATTTTGTAATATCATCAAAACCACAATCTATAGAAACAAGTGGATTATTAGGTTATTACATGAGAGTTGATGCTGAATTAGATACAGAGAATTACACTGAAGTTTACGCTGTAAACAGTGAAGTATCAAAGAGCTATGAATAATTCGTATATTTGCGTATGCGGTTATTTTTTATATATTAAATTAATAACAGTAAAAGAAATTATAAAAATATGTTTGGAGCAGCAATAGCAGGTATAGGCTTACTTTCAAGTGGAATACAAGCTCTCTCAGGAGCTAGTCAAAAGAGCGCAGCGAAAAAAGCTTTAGCTGGATATAAGAGACAAGATTTAGACAACGTATATAAAGACGTTCAGGTATCTACTAGAGGTGCTGATTTACAAAAAGAGCAACAAGCTAGGTTGCAAGCAGGTCAAATAGATGCATTAGCAGGAGCAGGAACAAGAGGACTTATCGGAGGTTTAGGCAGAGTGGAAGATGGTAGTCAAGCAGTTTCTCAACAGATAGGAGCTGATTTAGATAAACAGCAAAAAGAAATAGACCAGTTAAGAGCGCAAGACGAAACTAGAATACAACGTATGCAAGAAGCTAGAGAACAAGCTGATATAGCAGGATTGTCTTCTCAATATCAAGCAGGTCAACAACAAATGTGGAGTGGTATAGGTGGTATGGCTCAAAGTGCTATGGCTGGATTAGGAGCTATGGGTCAAGGACAATCTCAAACTCAAGGTAGTCAAGTTTCAGCGCCAGGAGTTCAGCAAGTTGTATATAGAGACACAGGTAGTGGAACTAGGTATAATCAAACCTTTAATTAAGATATGGCTGTAGTAGGAAGAAAAGGAACATTTGCAACAGTACAAGCTCCTAGTGTAGACTTTGGTGCTATGACAGAAAGAGCTGTTGATAAGCAGTTAGCTAGAGAGGATGCTAGAAGAAAAGAAGCTGAGGCTAAGAAGTTAGCTCAAGCTAAAGCTGAAGATGCAGCTAAAAAAGCTAGAGCTGAAGAGATAAAAGGGGATATTAAAGCTGCAAAAGCGACAGGTAGAAGTTCTGTGGATATATCTAATAGAAGATTTGTAGACCAAGCTAGAGATAATGCTTACCAAGCAAAAAAGAAATACATAGAAACAGGAGACCCTAAATACAAGAAAGAATTTGACGACCAAGTTTATCAGGTTGAAAATCTAGCTAACTCTATAGATAGCATGAATACTCTTCTTACTAATGTGTCAGAGAATTACGACCAATATAACTCTAAATTTATGCCTGAATTTGAAAAGTTATTTACAGGTATTAATAAAGGTAATGTCAATGTAAGTACTAAGGATGGTCAAATGATGGTTACTACATATGATTTAGACCCTAATGGAGATGTTGTTGATATAAAAACACAAAGTATAACAGATATACTTCAAGAACCTATTAGAGCTTCTGAATATGAGTCTAAGAAGAAAGATTTTATGTCTTTAAATAAACCTGATGATGTTACAACTGTAAGTGGATGGAAGTCTACTAGAAAAAAAGAAGTTACAGATAGGCTTGAGGGTAGGATAGATGTTTTTGCTGATAAATTATCTAAAGACCCTAATGAATTTGCTGATTGGTATGTAGATGAGTATGGTTTAGAAGAGTATAACAAGAATAAAGGAAACTTTAAACAAGAAGATTTTGACAACTTTAAGACATCTATAAAAGAGGATATAAAAGAATCTTATCCTGTTTTTAAACAAGAAAGCGGAAGTCCTAGAACACCATCTGCTAAAACACCATCTAAAGAAATTGTAACGGTAACTAAGACACCAAAAACTTTAGGTGTATCTAGAACATATAATTTAGCAGAAAGTGATGATAATTATAGTTTAAGTCCTAATGCTCAATTCTTAAACTTTAAAGTAAAAGATAAAGGTAAGTTGAGTAATGTAGAATCTACTTCTGGAGAAAAAGCTTTAACTATAAACACTGTTTATTATGATAAAGGTAAAGTATACGTTAAGGTTTCTGAAGTAGAAACTGAAGGTATTACAGGTGGTGTCTCAGCACAATCTGGTGGTAGGGATAAGGTAACTCTATCTCAAAGAGACACTAGAAAGACTAGAAATGAGTACTTAATATCTGAAGACCAACCAGATAGGTTAGATGAAGCTTTAGCTTTGCTAGGACACGATAAAGATAGTGTTACTCTTCTGTTTTCAGGAGAAACCTCATCGCAAGAGAAACCATCTGCACAAGATTTAATAAACAAGTATAGACAATAATATATAATGGATAAAGAGTTAGAAGCAATAGTTCAAAGAATGATTGACGCTGGAGAGTCTGAAGAAAATATAGCTTTAGTTATAAAGAGTTATAAACCATTAAAAAAAAAAGAAGATTCAGAACCTACTTCTCAAGAAAATCAATTGGAATCTCAAGTACAACCTCAAAAGGAACAGGGTACATTGGATACAGACGCTCAAAAGAAGGTATCGGCATCGGATATTTCTACTGGAGAAGTAAATAATATTGTTTATTTAAGTGATGAAGAGTTAGGAATAGCTCCAATCGAATATGAGTACAAGCCTGTCTTAGATGAGATGGGCGAACAAGTTTATTATACTGACAAGGAGTCAGGTCAATTAAAACCAGCTCAACAAAAAGTATTAAAGGGATATGCTTCTGAATCCGAGTATGAAAAAGCTAGATTTGATGCATTAGAAGAAAGAGCTACAGGAAAAGCTCCTTCTAAGGATTATGAAAATTACTTAGTTGCTACAGATATAACTCAAGACGATAAAGATAATATTGAACTTGAAATACAAGATGAACTAGCAGGTGATACATTAGGTGAGCAAATTAAAAGTGGATGGAATACTTTTGCTGATACAATTACTACTATTGGTACTTTCGGTAGTGAAACAAAAGCTCCTGAGTTCCTTAGAGCTAACGAATATCCATATCAAAAACAATCAGACCAAGCTAAATCAGAATTAATAAAAGAA